TCACAAGGCCAGCTTGGCTGCGGCTGTTGAAATCCAGCATCAGAAGGGTATCTCCCCGATTGCTTGCAGGGCGCTGGCCCGCATGGCGTCCTGAAAGGCGCCGACCGCGACCTCGATCAGCGTCAGCACCTGGGCCTCGTTCAAATCGCAAAGGCGCGTGTTCCAGCCGATTTCGTGCATGGCTTCGCCCAGGTTGCGCATGGCAGCGCGCATGGCGGCTTGTTCCTGCTCGGACAGATCAACCATGGTGGGCGATCTCCGTGCCAAGCGCGACCAAAAGCCCTGGCAGGCCATGCCGCAAAACATGACCGACGGGCGGCGCTGTTTCTGCTTGACTGGGTCGAACCAGCCAAAGCCAAGCGCCGGGCACGCGCAGACGGCGCAGGGGTATTGGGCGGCGCGCGTCATGGTTCATGCTGCCCTCGCCAGATTGGCGCCCTGCGCATTTTGGATCAGGTAGCGGATGGTGTTGCGATTGAATTTGAAGGTCAGCAGCGCCGAGGCGTGATAGCGCGTCAGGCTGTAATCGCTGCGCCGCTCGGGCTGGAGATGCGCCAATTGCCGCTCGGTCGGTGGCTCACGCAACCAGCGGCGGCTTTTATGGGCGCTTTCATCGGTCTCGTGCTCGTTCAGCCAATCATCCGCGGCGGCAAGTGCGACCAGGCGTTCGCCGATGGAAAGCAGCCTTGTCGGTTCGCCCCGGGCGCCGCCCACCGAGTGCCAGGCACCGTTTAGAAAAAAGATACCGGCCCAGCCATGAAAGCCATTGGCCAGCAGCGATGCGTCATCGCCGAAAAGGTCACACCATTCAAAGCTGGAGCGCGAGAGCAGATCGATTTCCGTCATGATGAAATCGGTGAGCGGCCCGGCAACATGCTTGGCTGGTTCAAAGACATGACCGCAGATCGGGCATTCCATCACGGCGATGGGCATTTCCGCCTCGCAGGACGGGCAGGTCTTGGTGGGTGCCTCACCGGTACCGGGCTGGCTGTCCAGATCCACGTCCTGTTCCAGGCAGCCATGGATTTGTGAGGAAGTGCCGAAATCCAGCACGATGCAGTCGCGCTTGATAATGCCGGGATGCTCGACCGGATCAATGGTGCGCAGCCCGCGCCCCACCATCTGGATCATGGTGGCCTTGTAGGAACTCGGCCGCAGCAGCACGACGCAGGAGGTGGGCGGATGGTCCCAGCCTTCGGTGAGCACTGCGACATTGACGATGACGCGTGCCTCGCCCGAGGCATAGGCCGCGAGTACTGCGCGGCGCTCTGCCTCCCCCATATCGCCGGTGACCATGACGGTTGGTATATCCGCCGCGTTGAAAGCTGCGGCGACATTCTCGGCGTGCGCGATAGTGGAACAGAAAGCGACGGTCTGCCGGTCCCCGGCTTTTTCCTTCCAGTGCTTGACCACGGCATCGGTCACCGGGACGTTGTCCATCACCCGGGCCACTTCATTCATGTCGAAATCATCGCCGCTGCGCCGGACATTGCGCAGTTCATCCTGCACGCCGACATCAATGACGAAGGTTCGCGGTGGGACGAGATGGCCGGAGGCGATCAATTCACCCAGCCGGATCTGATCCGCTACGTTGGAAAACACCTCCCGCAGCCCGACCTTATCGCCACGATTGGGCGTGGCCGTCACGCCGTAGATACGGCAATCGGGGTTTTGCTCCCGCGCGCGGTCAATGATGCGCCGATAGCTCTGCGCGATGGCGTGATGGGCTTCATCAATCACCAGCAGGTCGAGCCTTGGCATGGCGTCCAGGTTTGCTGGGCGCGTCAGTGTGGGGACCATGGCGAAGGTGACTTGGCCCGCCCAGGATTTCTGGCTGGCATCGACAACCGAGGTGGTCATGCCGGGATTCACGCGCCGGAATTTCGCGTCGTTCTGCAGGGTCAGTTCATCCCGATGCGCGAGGACCGCCGCCTTGCTGCCGCGACCCGCGAGATGCTCGCCCACCGCAGCGGAGAGCATGACCGTCTTTCCTCCACCGGTCGGAGCGATACCAAGCGTGTTTCCGTGCTTATCGAGCGCAGCCAGGCTGCGCTCGACGAAAAGCTTCTGGCGGGGGCGAAGCATCATGGTTGGGGTGCTCCTGCCTCAGCGCGCCCAGCTGGGACGGGGATCGCCACCGGCCGCCTGCGGCGATGGTGCGGCAGGATAGGCGCCAGGATGTGCTGCGGGCGGAGCCATGGCCGCAGGGGCTGGCGCTTGAGGCGGAAGGCTAGGGAGTGCAACGCGGCCCATGATTTGCGCGTAATCCCGATGATCGGGCGTCAGCGCCATGCGGACTTCGTTCTTGTCCTCACCATTGGCATCAGGGCCCACGTCAATCTTGCCGACGAATTCAATGCCATCCAGATCGGCAAAGCTGGTGATGCGCCGCGCGGCCTGCGCATTGGGCGAGATATCCTTGTCGGAAATGCCACGCGCGGAATTCAGCATGCTGCGAATAAGGCTGCGACCCATATTCGCCCAATCGGGACCCTTCGGGCTGTAGAGGCCAATCCTCGTGAAAATCTTGCGCTTGGCGTATTGGCCTTCAAGGACGGTGAACTCGCAATTGAGATACACCGAGCCGGTCGTGCCGCGCGTGGCATAGCCGCCATGCCAGCCTTGGCTCGCATCATCAAAGCCACCCGGGCGGATGGTGAGGCGAAGCTTCGCCAGAGCCCCCTTGGGGATTAGGTTGGGGTTCTGCCGCGCGTCATTATAGTCATTCCATGTTGCCATGGTCCTTCTCCTTTACTGATTCGTGGTGGGGGTTGGGGTGTTTTCCGGTGCTTCAGGGGCGGGCAGCGCAAGCTGAAGCCGTTCCGCGATGGGGCGCGCCGGGCCGCGGATTTTCGCAAACAGCCTGCCGAGATGAGGTTCCTCGATCAGGTCAAGCCGCCCACTACGATCCTTGGCGGGATAGCCCCATTGGTTGAGCGTGTGGCAAACCAAGGCGCGCCGCAGCTGACCGTTCTCATCTTTGATCGCGGTGAGCGTCAGAACCTCATCCACGATCCCGGGCAGTTCGAGCCCGGTCTTGCTGCCATCAATCTGCGGCACGTAGACCTTGCGATTGAAGTCATCGAGTTTTTCGTCGAGAATCCCAACAAAGATGATGTTCTTGCCGCGCGTGTGCTGCAGATGCGTGAGCCAGGCGATCATCTCCCGCCCATGCAGGCCATAAGCGCCACGAATATCGGGCTTGCCGCTTTTTTCTGAGAAGGCCTCGCCCTGGCCACGGCACCATTGAAAGCAAAGCCGCCCGGCGACGCTGATGCTATCGACAAACAGTGTCTCGTAGCGATCAAGCTTGGCCGGGTCGCCGAATTGCTCGCAGGCTGCGGCGTAGTGCGCCGGCGAATAGGGCTGCTCATCACGCAGTGCCGGGTTGGGGCCACCGATGAAGGCGGCGAAATCCCGGCATTCCTGCCAGGTGCGTGGGCGGATGGTATCGCCGGTCCAACCTTCGACCGCGAGATCGCCCGCCTCCAAATCCATGAAAATCGTGCGATCGGCAGGGAGCGTCCAAAGCAGGCTGGTCTTGCCCTGGCCACTGCCACCAAAGATCGCTGCCTTGATGCCGCGCGATTCCGCGAGGCGTTCCTCGGCGCTGATGATCTTGAGGGCCATTATTCGGTCACCCCCAGAACGTCACCGAGCGTCATGCTCGGGATCGTCTCCCACTCTGGAAATTCAGCGAGAACCCTGCGCGCGCGCTGTGCGAAATCCCGCATCTGCGCGGCCTTTCGTTCACGCAGATCGATCACTCCGATGAATTCGCAGAAGTTCATGTGCAGCAAGCACTTGCGCACAGCGTAGGGGCCCTCCTCATGAGCCGCGATCTCGGTGATCCAGTGATGCTGCGCATTCCGGCCGTCTCCTGCGGCTCGCATGCCGCCGGAGGTAAGATCAAACGCGGCCACACCTTCCCGAGCGCCACGCCGTGCCAAGCGAACCAATAGTGGCGGGAGATCGTTCCGACCCTCGCAGGCAAGCTGAAGCAGCTGCTGCGCCGCATCTTTTGTTCGAAAGCCATCGCCCTGTGGGTCGAGGCTCAAGATAATGTCCCGAAGGAGATCATTCATTTTCATTTGTTCCTTCTCCATTTCATGTAATCTGCGCGTCATCACTGGCCTCCCTGCGTGCCGGGGATGGGTGCGCAATGCTGTCCATCACGCTGCGCGGTTTCGTTGAGTAAGGTCAGGCGATAGGTGGCGCGCCCGGCATGAACGATGCGTGCTGGTTCAAAGGCTTTGCGAGTGCGCTCGGGCCAGGCGGTGTATGCGCGCTCAGGAAC